ATAGGATGAAGTACACCTTGATTATCAATCCACTTTACACTCACATAATTAACATAATCCTGTGGTATAATAACATTTAACGTTTGATCTGGTATTGAAAGTTCTTGTGATTTAATACTTTTTAGTGTATCAAAACTAAATTCTTGTAAACCTCTTTTAGCGTGAAATATTACATCGGTTCTTTTAACGTTAGGTATTAATTTATCTTCACCAACATAAGCAACCATAAAGTTTTCTATTATATCTTTTAATTTAGTGTATGCATAGCTTTGATAATTTTCTTGTTTAGGTGTTTCTTTTAATTCACATATAAAAAAGCTACCTTGCGTTATAGCGGTTTGAAGTGTAACAACACTTTTTGTAACCGAGGTTATAATATTATTAACATCATCTTGGATTGTATACTCAGTCCAATTATAACCATCTGGGCTTGTGTAAAACTTTTGATTATTTAAAGTAAAATTACGTTCAGTTGTATCGTTTGTATAGTATATAAGATCTGTATTGAAACTACTAAAATCAAATACTGTTTGACCTGCCACCGCATCCACATATATTTGTGACGTTCCAGCGTAATACTGTTGATTTGTTTCTGTTATTAAACCTTTATTTGGGGGTAGTATAGACATAATTTATTAAGTTCTTTCGTTTTGTTCTGTTTGTGCTATTTCAGCAGCTGCTGCTTGTACGATCGACGGATCTTTTATAACAACACCCGCGTAAAATAATATCTGTAATATAGTATTTGTTTGTTCTGATACATCTAATTGAAAATCAATAGAAGATTGAGCATGATAAACATAATAACCCAAATTAGATGTAAAGTTCCATATGGGGTTTATTGGTTTTCTTACATACGATGCTTGAATACCTGTGGTTGCATTGATAGATTGTGGGTAAACAATAACTTTATTATTTTCAAATAGATATACAGGAAAATCTGTAGAGGGTTTTGTGTAAGTTGATAAATTTAGTCTAATCAATTCACTCCTTTGTATTGGTTCTAATTGCTGATCTTCATCATATATTATAGTTCCTAATTTGTATAATGGAGCCACATCAACTACAATAGTTAAACCAGCAGCTGGATTGTTATCTAAAGTAAAATTACCACCCGTAATTGTCCAATTACCAGCTTGACTATAAAACGCACTATCTTTTGTGACAGTAACATTAGAGTAATCAGATTCTATTTGTGATTGAACTATTCCACTTAACGCGTATGGTTTTTGATTAACAATTGTTGTGATTGTTTGTGATGTGTTGGATAAGTCAGGGATTGTAAAGTAAGCCGGATCTGCGGCTGTGGAATCAGTGAATGTACAGGTTTGAATTTTTTTGAATATATCTATTTTTTCTTGAACAGTTTTTATACGGTTAGCATAATCACTTTCATTTTGTGGCAAACGTAGTTGTTGATTTAAGGTTTCAAAATAACTTTCAAATATATCTAATTGTACCTGTGTTCCTATCTTATTGAACTCATCTGGTGTTAGGTAACCCCTTTGTTCTTTATTAATTATTAATAAGACTGTTTTGTAAACCTGATCTACATTTATTGCCATTGTAATATTTTTTATTTATATAAGGGCCCATTATGAGCCCATATATAGTGTGTTTGTTATTTAAGCTTTTTCTTTATTGTTTTAAAAACTTCAACACCTTCATCTGTTTTAAAGAATGCAGCGCAAGCTGACCAAGGATTTTCATCGAATGGAACCGTAAATAACTTTCTGTCATTACTTGCCCAACGAACAGTTCTTTGATCTTGTGCTAGTTGAATAATACCAGCCGATTGTGCTTTTAGTGCAAAATTCCTTAATTCAACATTTTCATCATTCGCTAATTCCATAAACAATTTAGGATTCTTTTTAGCAAATAATACTATATCTCTTTTAAGTTCTTTGGAACTCATTTTTTCTACTTGAGAACCTTCTTCAACTCTAAGTATAGCTTCTGCTTGATCGACATCCATATCAAGAGCGGCTTGTCCAGCTGCAATTTCAAGTTTTATATCAACCAACTCATCTTGTGCTATTTGTTGAGGTTTTAATTCCTTGTATATTTTATTTAACGAAGGATGATAAAAAGATAATAGTTTTTGTAAACTTTGTTTTTCTTTAGGTACCTTAAGTAACCCATCTTCAAAAACCACATGCGCTAAAGTTGATGTTCCTTGTTGTTCATCAACAAAAGGTGACTTTTGATTGGTTGCATATCTCAATTCTCTTTGATAACCTTTATTAGTATCAAACCACAATAAAGGAAATCTTTTTGTGTGTTTAGATGATAAAGTATAAGTTAATGGAGAATGTCCACCAATTAAGTAATAGTTTCTATCTTTCATTTCCCAATTATCTTTCTTAGATACTTTGGGTTTCGCAGGCATTTCTTTTACAGAAACCTCTGCTGTTTGTGTTTGTTTGTTCATAATATAATATAATTAAATAGTTTAAAAAATAAAGACGTGGGGTACCACGTGTGATAACCCCAATACTGTCTTTATATAAATTAAATATTAAATACTAAACGTCTTGCGTTTGAGTAAATAATACAAAGTTGTTTGCAGCTTGTACACATAAACATCTTTCAGAAAGGAAGTGAACTTCCATTGCATCAAGATCAGATGTATAAGCGCCACCAACAGATCCAGTTAACCAAGACTTCATACGTCTGTCATCAGCTTCAGAAGCTCTGTATCTAACGTGTAAGAATGGTCGTCTAATATTTGTACCAAGTATTTGGTCATAAACACTAGATGTACCTGCAGGTATTAAAACACCACCGATGTTTTTTGCTAACCCTCTAGTAGAAGCATCATTTAAGTATTTCCAATCAGTTTTATAGAAGTCATAAGAACCTCTTCTAAAACCTGAGAAACCTAAATTAAGTGCCATCTCTTCAGAATTTTCAAAAACACCATAAGCTACACCACCGTAACCTCCAGCAGAAATGCTACCTAGCATATCATCGAAGTTTAAAGCAGTTGCTCTATTTAAGAAAAGCATATTTTCTTCTATAGAACCCTGTGTGTCTAATTGTTTAAGTACTAAATCAAAGTCATCGATACCTTGTGAAGCGTCGAAGTTTTGATAAACATTACCTCTTGCTTGTATAGCAGCGAACATACCTTGTGTACCTTTTGGTGCAACAGTTGCAGTCCAAACAGACTGTGTTGGTTTTCCAGCTGCAGAAAGTACACCAGTTCCAGACGCTAATTCGCCCTCTACTACTGCCATTTCTAAGTAATCTTCAAATCTCAATCTAGTATCACCTTCAGCTTTTAAATACCAAAGGAATCCAGAAGTACCGTCTTCAGCAGCAACTTCAACCCATCCAATTTGAGAAGCGTCAGATCCAGAGATTTGATACTTATCTTTTATAATAATTGGTGAATTGTTAAATTGTGTGAAAGCAGGTTGGATTGCTCCTACCATGCCTGTTGATCCTTTTGGAAATTCAGATCCATAAACAAATATGGATACTGCGCCATCACTAAAACCGGCATCAGTAAAATTATCAGTTGCATACGTATATGCAGTTAATTGAGTAGTTGAGTTAACAACTCCAATTATAGCTTTCGCTGTATTGTAGCCATCAGTAACAACTATTGTTTGATTTACTCTATACTGGTCAGTGGTTATACCTGTTCCAGTGAAATCAATTGTGCCATCGCTAACATCTATTGATACACCTGTGTTGTTTGAAACATGTAATCTGTTTTGTTCAGACCAAACTACTTGGTCAGACGTCATAGGAAGTTCAGCTCCTACCATTCTCAAGAATGAAGAGATTGTACGATTACCGTATCTCTCTACCTCTTGTTCGTATATCTCAGGGAGATATTGTTGTGCAAAATCATTTGTACCATCAGTGAAGGACAAATAATTGTTCACAAGCGCTTGCTTTATAGCACTAGGTGCTAAATCCGCCGCGTAAGGAATATATGGTTTTGCCATTTTATTTTAAATTTTAATTGTTTTGTTTAAATTTTGGTTGTTTAATTCGTAACTTTGTGATATTAGTACCATCAGTAACCGCTCTTACTTTTAAACCTCCAACGTAAACGTCTTCGGCATTTGCTCTAGGTTTTTGATCAATGTTTTTAGATTCTGCCATAATATTTTTGGTAGCATCTGCTTGACCTTGGTCATAAAAATGTTGAGCTATTGTATCAGCGTTTTCTGCGGCGTACATAGCTTTATGGTATCCCTTATGATCAACAACTTCACCTTTTTCATTTAAGAACTTCCTAATAAAGGTATTCATGTTTGATTGAGATTCCGCAACTTTACTCGGGTCTTTAACACCATATCTAAATTTCTTTTCCCCAACCTTGAAATCAAAACCTTTGAATTCATCGTTGAAGAGGTTGTTCGTGGTGTTAACAAACTCTTTATGTTTCTTTTGAGCTACTTCTTCACGCTCGTTATAACGATTGAAAAAGTCCATAGCTTTTTGTTGATCGTTAGATATAGAGGGCCTCAACTTGATGTCCTCATAATATTTATCCTTTAATCCTTCCAAAAAATGTTTGGCTTTTGCAATTTCTTCTTTACGTGCTAACTTTTGTTTACGCACGTATCTTTCCTCATCTACTTCTTCATCATACGTGAAATTATCTTCCATTAAGAAAGATATTTCACTATCATCTAAGTGAGGTCTAGTTTTTTTATAGTATTCTTTCAACAATGTGGTATCATTAATACTTGAGTAGTCAGCATTTAATCTAACATAGTCTTCCACTGTTCCACCCGTTTCATCCATAAAATCAATAAGTTTTTGAACCGCTTCTGGTAAAATTACTGTATTTTCATCAGGTTGTGCAGGGGTTTCAAGTTTTTTAGATACCTCTTCTACTTTTTCTTCTTCATCTGTTACTTCTTGGATTGGGTTTTCTTCAGTTTTAACATCTTTGTTGGACTCTTGTACTTGTTTGTCCACCTTAGCGCTATCTCCGGTTTGTTTTTCCACATCCACCTTCTTTGTTTCTCCGATTTGAATGGCATCGTCTTCTTGTTTTACTTGTTTTACTTGTTCTTCGACTTTTTCTGTTTCCGTTTTTGGCGGTTTAGATAAATCGACTTTAATAACATCATTTGTTTTTGATGCTTTAAATTTAGGTAGTTTTACTTTCATATCCCCACCCTCTTGTTTTACTTTTTCGGGGGCTTTTACAGCCTCCTGTTTTGTTTGTTTTGACATAATATAATATTATAAAATTAAAAAAAATTTATTGAGCAAATTGCTCTAACCCAGTTTCATCTGCTTGACTAGTTTCAAAATCACTTGGTAATAAGTCATTTTTTCTTTGGTCAATCATTTGACTTTGCTGTGTTGCTTGTAATTTAGTTCGCTTATCTTTACGATCTTCAATATACTGTTCTTTTCTTTGAACTTCTTGAACATCAATTTGCGCTAATTGAAGATCATACTGGAATTGTAGTTCCATCATTTCTCTTTTAATTTGTGCTTCAGTTTGCATTCTTTGAATTTCAAATTGAGATTCACCTTGATTTAACTGCATTTTTTGTTCAGTTATAACTTGATGTTTTTGCGTCTCAGCTAACGCAGCAGCTTCAGCAGCCTGCGCATTTGCTTGCGCTTGAGCTTGAATGTTAGCTTGCTGTATTTCCTGATCCTTTTGTTGTTTTTCCTTACGTTTTAGTTTTAACAATTGATTAGCAAGTTTTAAATTTCTAATTTGCCTAATATCAATTGCATCTTCTAAATCTATTCCACCAGATTGTAAAGCCACTTGAATATTTTCTTCTAGTTTAGCTTGTTCTTCTTCATCTGGTTCTAATTCTAAATAGATACCAAAATCATATAAATGCAATTCATTTATATCTTCTAGCGTACCTACGTTGTAACTACTTATAGATGATTGTAAAGCTTCGTTTGTTAAACCAAACTCTAATGTATCAGATATCCGTAGTGTAATATTTTCACAAGTTTTTAAAGTTAAAAATAAACTTGCTTGCATTAAATGTCTTGTTGCTACATTGGATTGATTTACAGCCATTTTTTGTAACCCAACCAATGCGTCTTTACTTGGTGTGCTAGCATCCCTTGCTTCGTTTAATCCTGTGACATCTCTTATCATCTGCAAATAATAATTATATGTACTTATTAAACTACTTATTTTTTGTTGACCCGAAGAACTAGATAGTTCTTGAATAGGTACTTTTCCTCTATTAAGATCGCCGTCTTGTGTTAATGATCTACCTACTATACTACCAGTTTGGAAATACATGTTTAATGCTTCTTGTGGATTATAGTTTGTGCCGTTACCCAAATCAACCTCCGCTAATCCATCAACATCAACAAACACACCATCTGGTACCATTCTAGCTAACACTTGTTGTAACTTAAGGTGAGTAATTTGAATCATATCAGCATAACCAGTTATTCTATTAACTAGTGATTGTATTCTACCTTTGTACATTCTTGGTGCACATATAGAATAATTCATACACACTTTACTTAAATTAGATTTTGGTCGTGTCATTGATTCACTCATTCCCCATCTAAGCATTTGATTATGACCTAGTATCTTAGCACCTGACCATAATGTTTCTATAGTTCTTGATGCTTTATTAAATGTGTCACTTACAGGTGGATCGAATGTGTCGGTTTTTTGTAGTGCTTTCTCAAGTCCAGTTGCTGTTCTTTTTATTTTAAATACTTGATCAACATAACTTTTGTACTCAAAATACAATACTTGAATATTATTACCATCATTTCTCCCGTTCCAATTTCTTGTATA